CCCATATCTATTCCCCCATCCCCCAAAGAAAAACCCCCTAAAGGGGGTAAAAAGAAAGTCCCCCCAACGGTGGAAGAAGTCCGCGCCTATTGCCAGGAACGGGGGAACGGCATAGACCCGGAGGCCTTTGTGGACTTCTACGCAGCGCGGGGGTGGAAATACGGAGCAGGGCGGCCCATTGTAGACTGGAAAGCCGCCGTGCGAACCTGGGAAGCCCGCCGAAGGGCGGAGCAGCCAGCCACTACGGAGACATACCGCCCCAGGGCCTATCACCTGGAGCGGGACGAGGATGGACAGGAGGTTGTAGTCTATGACGATTGACGCACTGGAGGCGGAGAGCGCGGTATGCGGCTCTATCCTGCTGGACGATGCATGTCTACCAGAAGTGCTGGAGCACCTGACAGAGGCGGATTTCGTGCTGGAGGCGAACCGGTCGATTTTCCGGGCGGCGGTTGAGCTTTACCGGCGTGAGGAGCCGGTAGACCCTGTGAGCATCCGGGCGGAGGCCAGGGGTGCAGTCAGCGACGCCTACATGATGGAGCTGATGCAGGCCACCAACACAGCGGCCAACGCCGGGATTTACGCGGAGGAGACCCGGCGGGCGTCCATGCGGCGGAGCCTGGTTGCCCTCGGTCAGGAGCTGGAGCAGCGTGCGTCTACCCTGGAGGACACCCCTAGGGAGCTGATTTTCACCGCTCAGCGGAAGCTGGAGGCCATTGAGGCCCAGGACACCGCAAGGGAGCTGGCTACCTCCGGGGACACTCTGCTGGCCTATTACCGGCACCGGGAGCGGGTGGACGCCGGTTCTGGCGGCTACGTCCCTACGGGCTACCGGAGCTTAGACCGATTGCTGGGCGGCGGTCTGCTGAACAGCGGATTTTACATTCTGGCCGCCCGGCCCGGCATGGGCAAGACCACTTTTGGGCTGGCTGTGGCGGATCAGGTAGCCCAACAGAATGGGCCAGTGCTCTTCGTGTCCCTGGAAATGGATGAGGAGCAGTTGGCCGCCAAGCGGCTGGCGCGGGCCGCCGGGATTTCCTATGACGCCCTCATGATGGGCAATCTTGGGGACGAAGAGCGGGCCCGTGCGGCGGAGTGGAGTTCGAAGGTGTCCCAGATACCTGTCTACACAAACCGCAAGCCCCGCGCCACCGTGGACGATATCGCCAACATGGCCCGGAAGGTTAAAGGGCTCAAGCTGCTGGTGGTGGACTATTTCGGGCTGATCCGGACAGAGGAGCGGGCTAAAAACCGCTATGAGGCTATGACCGAGGTGTCCGGGCAGCTCAAGGCGCTGGCGAGAAAGCTCAAAGTACCGCTGCTCTGCCTGGCGCAGATCAACCGGGAGAACGCACAGCGGCAGGATAAGCGGCCCCAGCTCTCTGACCTGCGGGATACCGGGGCACTGGAGCAGGATGCGGATGGCGTAATCTTTTTACACTGCAACAGCTATTACAACCAGGAGCGGCCCGACCCGTGGGAGCCCGACTATATGCAAATTATTTTGGCGAAAAACCGGCACGCCAGCACCGGTACGTGCGACGCGGCATTCTACCGGGCGGTGGGGCGGATTATACCAGCGAGGTGATATCAGTGACAGACGAAAAGGCGGCGGATGTTTTGTCCGCCCTGAGAGACAAGCATCGCGCCATTATGGAGACCTGGTCTGACCTGGCCCATGATCACGGCGAGATCGTAAAAGCCCTGGACCGGGCACTGGAGGCGCTTGGACATGGGAACAATCAGATTTAACATACCATACCCGCCCACGAAAAAAGGCAAGTCGGCCTTTTGCCGCCGCTTTGGCTTGAACGCCTACTACTCCGGCAAGCACTGGGCGCAGCGGAAGAAGGACGCCGACGAACTTCACGCGCTGACCCTGGCCGCCATGCGGCGGGCCCACGTCCGCCGAGCCGTGTTCCAGCGCCCCGTCAGCCTGACGTTCCTGTTTGACGATGGGCTAGACTGTTCCAATCACGCGGTCATCATAAAAGCCGTGGAGGACGCCATGAAGGGCTGGGTCATCGTAGACGATAACCCGCGCTATGTGAAGTCCATCACCACCGGGTTTCATGACGCCGGTTGCATCCAGGTGGAGGTGATGGAGCTTTGATAACCGCAGACCCCTACGGCATCAGCGGAGCGGTGGCACCCTGGCGCAGTCTGGACGCGATGGAGCCGGTCGCGGAGCGCAGGATTACGGAGCGGGATGCAGAAGAGGCGGCAATCTGCCAAAACTGCCCGTTACCGGATTGCAACCCGAAAAGAGTTGGCTGCCTGCTCCACACAAAGAAGCTGCGGCAATCAAAATCCCACGATCTAGTAGAACGGATGGCCCTGGATGGCTATAGCCTGATACAAATTATGGCAGCTACCGGATACAAGAAGGGCACGGTCGCAGAGTATATACGGCAGTTCAGGCGGAACGGGCCGTGTGAACGCTGTGCGTCCAAGAGCATTTGTGATGCGGTCGGCGGGACGTGTAACCGTAAAGAGCGGTGGAAAGCAATCAAGGAGGTGCCGAACGGTGGACGATAAGACGCGCGCCCTGCTGGGCGACCACGAGGCGGCGAAACTGGCGCATCTCTCCCTCTTCTCGGGCATCGGGGGACTTGACCTTGCCGCCGAGTGGGCCGGATTTACCACCGTCGGACAGTGCGAGTGGGCGGACTACCCGACAAAGGTTCTGGAAAAACACTGGCCGGACGTGCCGCGCTGGCGGGATATTCGTACATTGACGGGAGAAAGTTTTTATGAAAAGACAGGACTACGAACAGTTGACGTTATTTCGGGCGGATTCCCCTGCCAGCCACACAGCGTTATCGGGAAACGGCTTGCAGAAAATGATGAACGGCACTTATGGCCAGAGTTCCTGCGAGTTATTGACGAATTGCGGCCGAGATATGTTGTTGGCGAAAATGTTAATGGCATCTTATCTACAATACATGAGTCCATTTGCACCGATTTGGAAAAAGAAGGATACGAAGTCTGGACGTTCAGTATTCCGGCTTGTGCTGTCGGAGCGCACCATGAAAGATACAGGGTTTGTATTCTTGGCATCTCCAAGGGCAAGTCAGGACTTCAAGCCGATCCGCAGGCAGACACCACAGGAGCACAGCGGAAAACACGGACAAACGCTGAGTGCCAGCCTTGGAATTATCTTCCCGGAACGTATTGGGCAGTACATCACCCCCCAGTTTGCGGAATGGATGATGGGATTCCCGATTGGATGGGGGGATATCCGCAGTACAAACAGTGGATGCAGTGTTACGGAAACGCCGTAGTCCCCCAACAGTTTTACCCGATCTTCCAGGCCATAGCGGACATAGAGAGGGGAATTATACATGGATGATATCAAATTAGCCCTTCTAGGCAATAAAGAGGCGGCCAAGCGGCTGACGGATGCGGGGATGCTGCTGGAATGTAAAAGGTGTGGCAGCGAGAATGTCGATTATGGGGAGTATGATGGTATTCTTGTTGGGCTGGATTACGTCAGATGCCGAAACTGCGGCCTAATAGAACAAGGGGTTGTGTCCCCAGAAGAATTTTCGGCCCGCCTAGAATGGAACACCAGAGCGCCGATTCTGAGCGCGGAGGAGATGGAGATGCTGGAGGCGCTGAACGATGGCAAGGGCGATTGATGCAGACCGACTGAAACAGGCCATAGACCATGATTATTATGAGCATTACACCAAATATCACGATAGCGACCAAACAGCCCTGATTGATATGGTGATGGACGATATTGACGAGATGCCCACCCTCACCCCGCCGAACGAGGCGCTGACGCTTGGACTGGTCGATAAGTATGGCGCACCTCTGTATGCAGGTGACACCGTGGCTGCTGACAAATTTTTTATGTACGCTATCCGGTACGGAAGCCACAATGTAAACCCGAAGCAATGTGAACCCGCCTATCAGGTCGGGTGGTATCTGGAAATTGTTTGGGCACTCTACAACGAAGACAAAACGTATATCGGGCACACTGAGGCGCTGTATGACATTGGTGGAGTGGCTGCCAGATACCCGGCCCATTGTGCGGATACTACGGAGGGAGTACAAAACCTGCTGTTGTATAAGCACCGCCCGCCGGAGGTATCGCCATGAGACAGCAATACACCCGCGCAGAGCTGGAATCCATCACCCAGGAGACCGCAATATACATTGAGGGAGCAGGGATAGCCCAGCTCCAATGGGGCGGCCTGGAGATTGCAGAGGAGGTAAAGGACGGGTACCTGTACTGCAAGCACATCAAGCCGTTTGCGATGGATCTGTACGACAAATACTGGACGGCCTGGGATGGGCCGCCGGAAGAGGTGGAGAACGCATGAAAACGATTTGCATTACTTGCAAAAATGACTGCAATAACGCCGGTACAACGGCCAGAATTTCTTGGTGCCCTCAGTACAAACCAGGACGAATTTTGTCCAACGCCGACCGCATCCGGGCCATGAGCGACGCAGATTTGGCGAGATGGCTTGAATACGAGGGTGGAGGAGCCTGTGCAGAGGTTTATGGGTGGCTGGCGTGGCTCCAGCAGCCAGCGGAGGAGGGCAACAATGGACATTGAGAAGCTGGATATAAACGCAGTATGCTTTGGTATCCTTTGCAATTTTACCCCTGTATGCGGAGAAGAACGAGCAAAAGAGGCGGTTGGGAGGAGGACAACAAGTGGATAAACCAAGAATTGCGCAGGTGCTGGGAGTAGAGGTCGGAGAGGATGTCAAATACCGACATACAGATGGAACAGCAGAAAATATTTGTGTTTGTGAGGATGGGCGGGTTATTATTTCTTCTCTTTCATGCAAAATGTCAACCGTTGCTGTACTTATAAATGCCATCAACCACCCAGACCGCATCATCCGAAAGCCCCGCTGGACGGAGCAGGAGGTGGAGAGGGCGAAGGCTATCAAAGTGCTATATCCAGTTGTTAAAACATTGGCATACGTTGATATAGTGGGACAGACATTTTACATGTATGATGACGAAGACAACTATAAGGGCAGTCTTGATAACCTTGATGAAACGTTCCCTACGCTGAGGAGCATAAGGCGGGCCACATTGGACGAGATCATCGGAGGTGCCCAATGAAATCCCCTGAGTGTGTATGCAAAACGTCAGAAGAGTACATTCGTGTTGCGTTAGCTCTAGAAACTCTTGCTTACCATGACAAAAACTACTTAGACAGTACATTCGCAAAGAGCAATGCTGCTATCAGTGAAGAGATACAGGCTTGCTTGCAGAAGGCTTTAACGATGATGGAGGAAAAACAATGAGAGAAATCCTTTTCAAAGCCAAGCGGCTGGATAATGGAGAGGTGCTATATGCGGACACATGGGTATAAAGGAACAGATGTATATCGCCTGTGGGGGCAGATTGTAACAAGATGTGAAAACCCAAACGCCAAAAGTTACAGATGGTATGGGGCGCGTGGGATTACTATGGATGATACATGGAGAAGCGATCCAAAATCTTTTTGCGACTGGGCGATTGCGCATGGTTATAAAGCAGGGTTAGAGATAGACAGAATTGACGTGGACGGGAATTATACGCCCAATAACTGCCAGTTTGTTACGCATAAAGAAAACTGCGCCCCTAATAAGCGAAGGTTGAGGGCAACAAATAAAACAGGAGAACGGAATATTTGCTTCTCGAAACATGGGAAATTTGAAGCCTATGCTTACATAAATGGAAAGCAAAAATATATCGGTGCTTATCGTACTCTTGCAGACGCAGTAAAGGCAAGGGATATTGCGGAGGGCTCCATCCACGACGGGGAGGGCGGACAGCATGAGGAGGGATAGCACTTGAACGAGTTCCCGGAGAGGCTGAGGCGAATAAGAGAAAGGAACCGGTTGAGCCGGTATAAACTCTCTGATTTATGTGGGATATCGTCTGACCAAATCAGAAGATATGAACTTGGAGAAAGAAAGCCTCGGTCAGATGCACTAGAGGCAATAGCTGACTATTTCGAAGTGTCGACAGATTACTTGCTCGGAAGGACGGACTATCCGTGTGTAGTTAAACCTTTATCGTCTCACAGAAGAATTTGATAATTCCTCCTTTTTGAGGAATCACAACCTGAATTTATGCGAAAATGGGAGCGTGGGGGCGTATGCCCCTGCGCTCCCATTCTCTTTCCATCCCCTTTTCCTCCTTCACGCAGAGTGGGTGGCGTCGGTGCATCTGCCGCCACCCTCTCTGTGTGCAATATGCCGCCGGTCGAACACCACCCCACTATTCGGGGCATGAGGGGTCGCACCCCTCTGGCGGCGAATGACGGTGGAAAGACACTACACCAGATTGCCAGAGCGTCTAGGCGCTGGGAAGAGTAAGACGCGAGCCGCCTGTCATGGGGGCGGAGCTAAAAAAGCGGTGGCAGCTATGACCTGCCCCGGCGCTATCCCACTGAAAACTGCCCTGCGAGTGGCTAATCATGATGTCGCCGCCGAGACCAGGGTGTGTCAATCTAAGCGAGACGGCGCAAATATGCCATCTTAGCTCAACTGGTAGAGCAACCGTCTTGTAATCGGTAGGTTGGAGGTTCGATTCCTCCCGGTGGCTCCAGAGATGCCCGGTGTATGCCGGACAAAGCATCATCTTGTGGTGGTGCTTTATATGCCGAGTGCAGCAGCAGAAGCGGAAGCGGCGGCCATGGACAACGCCGTGGACGTGTGGCGGCTCAATGCCGCCTCTCGGCTCCAAACGCAGATGGAAAGCAAAAGAGGCACTGCGCGATTAAATTAAATGCCAATGGGCGGCTGGACAACCTACTGTCCGCCATACGCCGCTCCTCGCCGCATGAGGCGGGCGGTGGCACCAATAAGAGCCTCTTGACTGGGGGTGATGCCTCATGATTACAGAACACGGAGGCGATCTGTGATATGAGCGGTGCTGGAATAGGTAGACAGTAAACAAGGCAACGAGGACGGACAAAACGTGCTGCCACCTTGCTGACGAGTAAGGCCGTCGCCCCGATCGTAGCTGCGCCATGTGAGGTGCAAATCCTCACCCGCTCAAAAGATAAAGCCGCCCCCGGAGGGGCGGCAGGATTAGCTCAGAATTTCTTTCAGTTTGTCCAAATTCCCGGCATTGGGGCTGACCTTGCCGCTCTCCCAGCGGGATATCACGGCCTGGTTAACGTCCATCGCATCCGCAAGCTGGGCTTGAGTCAAGCCTTTGGCCTTTCTGGCGGCGGAAATATCAAACTCGACAGACGCAAGGGGGCGCTTGCCTTTACCGGCAAAATAGCCTAACTGCCAAGCCCCCTGCATTTCAAGTGGCTGGAACTTTTCAGACCCTCCCTCCACGGGCGGGTCAATGCTGGTGATCTCGCAAAGCGCCTCAGCAACCTGCCGGTCGAGATCCCTCTTTAGGAGGCCAAGCCTGTGAGCATCAGAAATGACTCTGGCGAGTGCTGTATACGGGCGCTGAGCGGCAAGGGTGAGATCCCCTCCGATCTCCTGCGGATATGCCGCCGCGTTGAGCCGACCGAACACCCAGCCGAACACGTATGCTTCTCTGTTTGTCATAACAATCCTCCTATCAAAGCCCCAAAAGCTCCGCAAGATTTTTCTGATTCTGCTCACACTTGGCCTTGTACTCGTCGCTCTGATGCCATTCGGCGGACTTGCGGCACATGACATCATCTAGGTCGGCAAACAACTGGGCAATGGAGGAACCATGGTTCTCCATCGGGGGGGAGAGGTAGCACAGGGTTTCGCGGACGGCATACAGTTGGTCAAGGGTCATACGCTCAAAACGCTCTTTCATCATGGTATGGTCCTCCTTTTCGTTCAGGCGGCCACGAAGCTGCCGGTCATGTTGTCCACATAGCCGATACGCTCGGTGCGCTTACGGTTCCAGGCGTTGGTGTAGACAGCAACCTCAACATAAGTGCGGTTATGGCCGCTCTTGGCCCAGTCATTGATGTGGATCTTGGTGTTCCAGGTGATATTTTCGGCGACGGCTTCAGCGGCCTTGATGGCCTTGGCGAGCGCCCAGGCGGCTTTGAGAGCGATGGACATGGACACGTTAGCGCTGCGGCGGATGCTCCAGGCGTTGATCATGATCTCGTGCTTGTTGTACATAACTCATTACCTCCTGGGATCGCTCCCTCTTGATGATTTAATTATATCATAAAATATGATATTGTCAATACATATTTTGAAAAATATTTGCCGCCCCGCAGTTGCAGGAGACGGGGGTGGCTATCAACTCACACGGGTGTATCGCTTAACAGGCTGTGACGGCTGGCCGGATCCGAGCCAGTGCTCGACAGTAGGCGGCGAAAAGCATTTAAAAGCATTTAAAAGCATTTAAAAGCATTTCAAAAGCAAGGGAGAGAGAAAGAAAAGGTCCCCCTCTTGATGGCCCCCTT